ACGGCAACGATATCGACGTGCGGCACAGCCATTTCGCGGGCGAGGCGCTGCCCGCCGGCGTCGGCCTCGCAATCGTCGCGATGGCTGGCGGCGCAACCGATCCCGTGCTCGATGCGCTCTGGGCGGTGCTGGGTGACAACCACTATCGCACCATCGTGCTCGGCCAGACCGATGCCACGACCGTCGCCTCGGCCGCGACCGAACTGGATGATCGCGCCGGGTCCGCCCGCATGCTGGAAAGCATCGCCTATGGCGCGCGGCGCGGCACGCAAGGCCAGCTGGCGGCGTTCGGCGGCGCGCTCAATTCCGAGCTGGTCTCGATCCTCGGCACCGGCAGCAGCCCGACCTGTCCGTGCCAGGCCGCCGCGATCTATGCCGCCGCCTGCGGTTACTTCAGCGCGATCGACCCGGCCCGCCCGCTCCAGACGCTGGCGCTGAAGGGCATGATCGCCCCGAAGGTCGAGGCGCGTTTCACCCGGGCCCAGCGCGAGCTGCTGCTGCGCGACGGGATCTCGACCTTCACCGTCACCCAGGCCGGCACCTGCCTGATCGAGCGAGCGATCACGACCTACCAGACCGATGCCTTCGGGCTGGCGGATGTCAGCTTCCTCGATCTCGAAACGCCGCTGACGCTGTTCTTCCTGCGGGCGTCCCTGCGCGCCCGGATCGCCCAGAAGTTCCCGCGTCACAAGCTGGCGGCCGATGGTACCCGATATGGCGCCGGGCAGGCGATCGTCACCCCGTCGACCATCCGCGCCGAGCTGCTCGCTCTGGCCCGCGAATGGGAGGAGCAGGGGCTGGTCGAGAACCTCGACCAGTACAAGGCGGACCTGATCGTCGAGCGCGATGCCAATGATCCCAACCGCATCAACGCGCTGGTGCCGCCCGACATCGTCAACCAGTTCCGCGCCTTTGCGGCTGCCGTCCAGTTCCGGCTCTGAGCCGCCTCTCACACCCATTTCAGAAGGACTTAAGACATGGCCAATCGCAACCAGGTTATGGGGCAGGTCACCATCGAGGTGGACGGCGAACGCATGCCGACCTCGGGCGAAAGCACCCTGCAGATCGGCGGCACCCAGCGCGAGAACGTGCCGGGCGATTTCGACGCCGGCGGCTTCATGGAACGCACCGTGCCGTCCCGCTGCACCGTCGCCCTGCTGCACCGCGACCGCGTGAGCATCGCCTCGATGCGCTCGATCGACAACGCCACGCTGATCCTGAAGGCCGACATGGGCAAGACGTGGGTCGTGCGCGGGGCCTACTTCGTCGAGGCCAGCGAGTTCGGCCAAGACGGCAAGGCCAGCGTCATCTTCGAAGGCCAGCCCGCCGAGGAGCTGCTCTGATGCGCTCGATCACGCACACGCTGCTGCATCCCATCGTCATCGAGAAGAAGCTGCCCGGTAGCGAAGATATCGAGACAGAGGAGCTGAAGCCCGCCGGGTTCGTCGTCACGATGCGCCGCCCGAAAGCCAAAGACCTGAAGGCTTTCGACCGGCATGATGACGCGGAGATCGCTGCGATCATCGACATGATCGTCTCCTGTTCGCCCCTTTCGATGATCGAAGCCGAGAACCTTGATGCCGATGATTTCGGCGCGTTGGGAAACTTGCTCGCCGTGAAATCGCCCGGTGGCCCTCCGACTGGAAGCTCTGCCTAGCCAGCCTGGCGAAGTACTTCGCCTTCCGGCCTGCCGATCTGATGGGGCTGGACTGGGAGGAGATCGAGTTCTGGCTCGATGCAGCCGAGCAGCTTGAAACCCGCGCGCAAAAGGACTGACCCGCGATGCGCTTCTCCATGATCCTCGAAATGGTCGACCGGCTCACCGCCCCGGCCAAGCGGGCGAAGGCCGGTGTATCCGGGCTGCGGGATGCCGCGCGCGCGATGGGTCAGCAAGTGCGCAGCGCAGCCGGAGACCTGCGGCGCGGCGAAAGGAGCCTATCGGACATCGCCCGCAGCGGGCGGCGGGTCGCCGGCGTGGGCCTGCGACGGATTTTCGAAAGCGCCGGTGCCGGTGCCCGCAAGCTGGGCCGCGATCTCGCCGCGCTCGAACGCCGGCTGAAGCTGGCCGAGCGGGCAGGATTTGCCACCGGGCGAGGCCTTCGAAAGCTGGGCGGCTTGGCCGCAGGGCTGCTGAAGAGCGGCCTTTTTGCAGGCGGCGCGGCGGTTGCCGGCGCGGGCGGCTTTGCGCTGTTCGACCTCTTCAGCACGGCAGGCCAGTTCGAGCAGTACCAGGTGATGCTCGAAGGGATCGAGGGATCGGCGGCCTCGGCGCGCAAGTCGATGCGCTGGGTGCAGGAATTCACTGCCAAGACCCCGTTCGAGCTTGGCCAGGTGATGGAAGGTTTCGTCGCGCTCAAGGCTTACGGCATCGATCCGATGAACGGGTCGCTGACGGCGCTGGGCGATGCGTCGTCAGGCATGTCGAAACCGCTGATGCAGGCGATCGAGGCGCTGGCCGATGCTACCACCGGCGAGTTCGAGCGCCTGAAGGAGTTCGGCA